GCGGGATCGTCTTACTGGTCTCCCTGTTTTTATGCAAGGTTTCCTTGGACGTGTGTTCAATCCAGTTAGCGGTGTGCTTCTGGACGATCCGTGTATTGATGCAATCCATGCTATACGTCGGCTAACGCTGATGTTTAGCAAGATCGCCTTGCCTGAGTCGCAAGACTCTGGCGGTGATTTCCGAAAGGTTGTCACTGCCAAACGCGAGCGATCAGCAATGCATGCTTTCGTCCAGTGTGAGCAGGAAGTTCGCGAATCCGACAATTTGCTTGATCCCCAATTTCTTGAGGATTTCAAGCGTATGTCGAATATGCTTTTTGCGGATACTTTCGCAAAAGTAGACAGAGATGTCTACTGGGGACGTTTGATCCCCAAGCATGGTCCGGGCGCTGTCGCTGATCGGCTTACCAGCAATGGTAAGTTCAATCAGCGTGCCTGGCCTCGTCGCTTGCAGAGGTGTTTTCCTGCAAGCGAATTCATGTTTTCTAATCAGCGTGAATACGCTGATTATAAGCATGAAATCGACTTCCTCGAACCCGGTTCAGAGATACCCGTAAGGGTTATCACTGTTCCTAAGACGCTCAAGTCACCCCGTGTGATCGCGATTGAGCCTACGGCAATGCAATATTGCCAGCAAGCTCTCAAGCGATCACTCGCGAGTGCGCTTAAAGAGGATGACTTCCTCTCGCGCACTATCGGTTCGGACGATCAGACGCCTAATCAGCGTCTTGCTCGTTCTGGATCCCTCAGCGGGGATCTAGCTACACTCGATTTGAGTGAAGCGTCCGATCGTGTCTCGAATCAGCATGTTCGAGCCCTATTTGAGGACTTTCCTCATTTGCATGAGGCAGTCCAATCATGTAGGTCTCGTAAGGCTGATGTACCTGGTCATGGCGTAATACGCCTGGCCAAGTTCGCATCTATGGGTTCAGCTCTCTGCTTTCCCGTTGAAGCCATGGTCTTTACGACCTTGATCTTCCTCGGGATCGAGAGAGAGCTAAGCTCTCCGCTTTCTCGTCATCAGCTTATTAAGCTGTTTGACGAGCGGGTGCGTGTCTATGGGGACGATCTAATTGTCCCCAGAGAACATGTGCTGTCTGTCGTCGACGAACTCAGTACTTTTGGGTACAGAGTAAACGCCGGCAAGTCCTACTGGACCGGAAGGTTCAGAGAGTCTTGCGGTCGGGAGTACTATGACGGCCATGACGTTTCAGTTGTCAAGGTTCGCCGTGTACTTCCGACACGACAGCAGGATGCGAGTGGAGTTATCTCGTCTGTTGCCCTTCGTAACCTGTTCTATCAGGATTGCGAATGGCAGTCGGCGAAGTGGATGGATCATTATCTGGGAACACTGCTTTCGCATTTCCCGGACGTTGGTCCATCGTCTCCACTGCTTGGTCGTGTTACGTTCCTCGATCTAGATTCTACTTACTCCACTCCAAAAAGTGGGGATCGTAGGTCTATTTCGAAGCTGGACGTACACCTGCATAGCCCCCTAGTCAGGGGCTACAAAGTGCAGTCTCGGATACCCATCGATAAACTCGATGGGCCCGGTGCCATGCTCAAGTGTCTCCTGAGAGCGCCGACCTTTTCAAGGTTTGCGCTCCCAATCAACGTTGAGCCTAACATGGCTCTGCCAAGCGTTGATACGGACCACTTGGAGCGTTCTGGACGCCCCGAAGCCGTCAGCATCAAGCTCGGGTGGGCCTCACCGTGGTAGGTGAGGGGGCATTAGTGCCCGCGGGAGACGACAAGTTTCTCTCGCCCGGAGGACCAGGATATTAGCCTGATCC